CACCTCGGCCCGCAGACGCTCGACGTCAGCAGGCCCGTAGCGTCGTTCGGTCGAGTTGCCCCACGTCGACGTTCGCCCCTCGTGGGTGGCGAGGTCTATCTGGCAGACCCGCAGCCCGGACTGCGTCAGACGGTCGCAGGTCGGGACGTCCCCGAAGCCTTGCACCTGCTGCGGGATCGGGAAGATCGTGGATGCCATCGACGCCCGGTACGTCCACGACGCTGCGCCGGTCGATGTGCGCACGAATGCCGGGATGCCGCCGTGGAGCGCCTTGCCGGTGCGCTGGTTCCACGGCCAGTCGCCCTCGAGGTGGCAGCCGGTGATCGCTACGTCGGCAGGCGCCTCGGCCCACCAGCGCTCCAGCTTGGCTCGCCACCCCGGCCGCCACACCATGTCGTCGTCGGAATGCACGCAGATGTTGGCGCCGTCCCCAGCAAGGACACGAGCGCACAGGTTCGTCCCATGCCCCGACGTATGCAGGGTCCCACGGTGGCAGTAGCCGCCGAGCCAGTCGACCAGCACCTCGGTCCCATCGCCGGAGCCGTTGTCGACCAGATACACGGCGTCGGCTTCCTGCAGTGACTCCCAACAGCGGCGCAACAGACGGCCACGCCCGGTCGACAGCGCCCGGTAGGTGAGGACTGCTGCAGCGACCCTCACGACGCCACCCGGATCGGCGTGACGTCAGGAAGCCGCTCTTGCAGTTGGGCGACGATCGGCTGCCAGTAGGTGCGATGCACGAGATCGGCGTCGTAACCGGCGGCGAACTTGACAGCCGTTGCAGAGTCACCACGACCACGGTCGTACGCCGCTTCGAGCCGGTCAAGCACCGACCCGGCGTACGGCCGGTAGAAGCATGACTGCTGCGCCACGTCCCACTCGGGCTCACCGTCGACCAGCCAGCCATCGCCGACAAGCTCGGGCTGAGCCGAGAAGTCAGACACGATCACCGGTCGGCCGCACGCCTGCGCCTCGATGACCGGGATTCCAAACCCTTCACCCCGTGACGGGGCAAGCAGCACGTCTGACGCCCGGTACAGGTCAGCCATCGACGCGTCGGACAAGCCGAGCCGGTAGGCGTACTGGTCGATCCATCGGATCTGCAGCGGCGGGATGCCGCACGCATTCGCGAGGTCCTCAAGGTTGATGCCGCCGCCGCCGATTCCGAACTGCTCCGAGTGCACGAACAGCACGGCGTCGCCTCGACGGCGGGCCAGTTCGCCGAACGCTGCAAACGCCTCGAACCAGGACTTGCGCAGCACGTCCCGGCCCTTGTTCGCAGCATTCACAAGCACAACGAACGCATCGGCCGGCAGGTCGAAACGAGCACGGGCCGCCGCCGTATCGCCTGGCGCGTAGACCGACGTGTCGACACCGTGCGGGGCGTACAACGGGTCGAGGTTGGCCCGGCGCAGTTGCTCCTCACCGAAGTGAGACATGGCAATCGGCACGGCGCCCGAGTTGTGGAAGAACCCGGAGACGGCTGCCGGTGCGGGCCGATGATCGACCGGTGTCCAGCAGGCCATGTGCTGGCGCTGGTAGCGAGGGTTCCGGAACACCCACACGTCAAACAGCGAGATCAACCAGCCGTTGCCGGGCTCGCCGCCGAGGTGCTCCTGGGCGTGCGCCGGCAGGATGTCGTTCGAGTACAGGTCGTAGCCGCCTGGCAACACCTCGATGCCACGCCACCGAGTCGACGCTCCCTGCAGCCCGTAGTTCGCAGCGATGGCGACGTCGTGCCCGTCAGCAACAAGGCGTTCACACACGAGCGCCGTTTGGCAGCCGTAGCCGGTGCGCGCCCACGGCGCGTTCGACGCCCACAGGATCCTCATCGGGCCACCGCCTTGCGGGGCGCTGCGGGCCGGGTGATGACGTAGTACTCCGTGCGGCCGTGGTCGCCGGTGCCGGTGCCGTGGCCGACGATCTCATGGCCTTCGGCTTCGAGGTCGGCGACGAGCTGGGCGAGCGACGCTACGCCGATGGCTGGCGTGCGGTGGACAGGCATTGCGAAACCTCCGTGGGCGACGGGTGCTGTGTGTTGGGTGCGGGCGAGCTGCCCGGGGGCCGTAGCCCCCGGGCTCCCGTCGCCCACGGGACTGGTGTCAGGCGGTGCCGCCGCGGAACGCCTTGATCGACCCGGTGAGATCGATCAGGTCCGAGTCGGTTCGCATGACCGCCTTCCAGGCGACTTCGTCGGTGTCGAAGTACCGCTCGGTCGACTGCTCGACCCGGACGCCGCCGACCATGCGCACGTAGAACGACGAGAAGTCGCCGAACGCGATGGACAGGACGCCGGTGCCGGTCGCAGCGACTGCGGGGTTCTCGATGACCGGGAAGCCGAGAAGCCGGTCGGGCTGGCCGACCTGGGTCGACGGCTGCCACAGGTACTGGCCGTCGGTGTCCTTGAGCTTGCGGATGTAGCCGGCGGTCGAGTCCCGCATCATCCAGACGGCGCCGTTCGAGCGGTAATCCGAGTTCACCGAGTACAGGACGTCGATCAGGTTGTCGAACGACGGCACGCCGGTCCCGCCGGTAGCGCCGGTGGTCGCCGTGCCGACAGCGGTCATGACGCCCTGCGGCGCCGAGCTGCCGGTGCCGACCGTGTACTGCACGTTGGTCACCCGGCCGAGTGCCCGTCCGAAGTCACGAGCAAGGAAGCCCTCGATGTCGACGCCGGTGTCCTCCAGCAGCTCACGCGACAGCCGCACGAGCTGGCCGTACTTGTAGGCGTTGAGCTGCATCCGTCCGAACGTCGGATCCGCCGAACCGATCGCAGCCAGCTCCGAGGTGACGGTGGCAGTGCCGCCGGTGACGACCTTGGGGAAGTCCATCTGCTCGCCGCCGGCGGTCGTGATGACCGTCACCGGGGCGCGCAGCATGCCGTTGTAGACCTCCATGTAGTCGTACAGCCGGTTGACGAACGTCGAGGACGGCACGACCGTCCCGGCAGTCGCAGCAACGCCGACGGACAGCGCACGGAACTCGGAACCCGTCACGCCCATGCGGATGGCGTGGCGCTCGTTGACGACCCGGGCGAACTCGTCGGCCGGGAACTCCCAGGCGCGCCCGTTGTCGACGTTGCCGGCCTCGCCACGGAGGAACGACACGAACGAGGCGAGCTCGGCGGCGTCACGGCGCTCCTGCACCTCCGGGCGCACGACCGGCGCCCACGCCTCACGAGCGACAGCGTGCTCGTGCTCGCGCTGGCGGCGCTGCTCCCAGGACTTGATCTCCTTGTCGAGACCATCGATGGTCTCGTCGGTGCGGGCCACGACGGCGGCCTCTTCGCCGGACAGCGAACGCTTGTCGGCGATCGCCCGGTCCAGCACGGTCTTCTGCTCGTGCCACGCCCGGTTGCGCTCGGTCACGAGGTTGTCGATGTAGTTGTCGATCATGGTCACTCCTTGCCGACGTAGCGGCGGTCGATCAGGCGGGCTCGGAGAGCCAGCACCTCGAGTTGTTGGGTCGACACCTGGGCGACGGCGTCGGTGTCATCCCGCCCCGTGGAGATCTCCGGCGTGACGGACAGTGCGCCGGCCTCGTCGCCCGTCGGCGAGGAGGTGGCGATGATGGCGAGCAGGTCGGCGCGCTCGGCCGCGGTCAGTTCCCGCAGCGCAGCCAACAGTTCCGAGCGGACGCCGACCGTGGTCGTCCGGTAGGCGGGCATGGTGACGGGTCCGGCCTCGAGCAGCGCAACCTCGCGACGGATCACGAGCGGCACGTCGCCCGACCGGTGGCGGACCTCGTCGCCGTTGGCGACCGGGACGAACTGGACCGATTGCCCGGTCAGGCCTCCACCGGCAATAGCGTCACGCACCGGCGTCACCAGGTTGTTCTCGAACATCCGGCCGCGCCCGAGCAGGCCACGACGGTCGGGAGTGAGCGATTCCCACACCCCGATCGGCACGGCGCCGGTGACGTCACGGCCGTGGTTGAACAGCATCACGGGCGTGCGCTCCTGCAACGACTTGTTGAACGCTGTCGGGGCGAACTGCTCGTCGTACTCGCCGTACTGGCGGTCGTACGCCCGGTAGACCTCACCCCAGACAGCGACGTACCCCTCGATCGTCAGATCGCCGTCAGCGCTCTGCTCGACCCGGGGGACGATCGTGGTGGCCCGCACGAGCGGGACCTGATGCAGGATGGACACGTCTAACCCCCTTGGGGCGTGTATGTGCCGGACAGCGATGCGCCGGCCTCGTTGGCGATGGCTCGGGCTTCGTCGGCGGTCAGCATCACGCCGACCCCGAGGTACAACTTCTGCACGATCTCGGCGAGCGAGCGGGCACGACCAGCGCCGTCGTCCTCCGCCGAAACGGCGTCAAGACCGGCCGGCCGGTACAGCACGTCGCCCCCGTCGACTGGGGCGAGGTCCTCGATCGCTCGTCGCTCGTTGACGGTGCCGAGTCCGCTCGACACCCACGTGGCGTGGATCTGCGTGCGTGCCGCCAGATCGGGACGGAGGTAGGCGTCGGCGTTGAAACGCACGTACTGCGGCCTTGGTAGCAGCGCCGATAGGTGCCGCTCGAACTTGACGATCGTTGGCTGGATGCGACGCATCACGTCGTCCCACTGCGACGACACGTTGCTGTAGGTGATCGTCGAAGCCGCCTCGACTGGGATGCCGAGCACGGTGGGCGGCAGGCCGAACAGCTGACCGGCGATCTCAGCGGCCGTGTACCGGCGCGTCTGCAGGAACTGTGCTTGCTCGGGCGAGATCGAGATCGGCGTCCACGTCGCCCCGCCAAACAACACCCCAGGCAGATGCGACCGCTCGGTCCCGCCGTAGGTGCGCTGCCACGACTCGCGCAGGGCTTTGAGGTCCTCTTTGCCGGGCGCTTGACCGGGGAACGAGATCACCCCGGACAAGGTCGAGCCGTTGCTGAAGAACCGGGCGCCGAACTCGGTGGCTGCCAGGCCGACGCCGACGGACTGCCGAGCCGCTTCGATCGGCGAGATCCCACGCACTTGCCCGGGCGGCACCAAGTTCGGGATGTGCAACAGCTCGCCGGTGAACCGGCGGCCCTTGATCTGGGCGACGATCACGCCTGCGGCGTCGTAGGCGATGTCGATGTCGGACGGGTGGACAGGGACGAGCTCGACGACTCGACCGAGACCGTCCCGCACGACAACAGCGAACGCGTTGCCATCGAGCAGGTACGACCACAGGAGCTGGCCGAGCATCGTCGAGCGGTCAGCACCGTGCGGCGTCTCAAGCCATGCCGGGTTGCCCAGCGCCAACGGCGCACCGTCCGGCCGGCGCCGGTAGGTGTCGAGCGGCATCGTCGACACATGCGACGCGACGAACTGCACGCAGCCGTAGACGGCAAGCAGCTGCTGCGCCGTGTCGACCGTGACCCGATGGCCGGCCCACGAGCGCGTGCCACCGCCGACGATGTCGGCGTCCCATGCCTTGGTCCACGGCACCGA